CTCCGAGAATTGGAACTCAGGTCCTTAAGCACACCTGGACTGGTGGAGGAGTAACGTCAAGAATCTATAACGGTGCTAATACAACAACGTATAACGTACCAGTCGAACCAAACACAGACTACATCTATTCAGGTTACTTCCTCGTCCTTGCGGGCGCGGGAACAAAGAATGTGTCTCTTGGAGTAAAGACTGCTGATGCAGCAACAATCATTGTTGCAAACACTATTCCTGTAACCGATACAGGTCAGTGGCAGAGAGTATCTGGAACCTTTAACACAGGTGCCAACAGTAGCCTTGAGACATTTACGTCTTTGACTACTGCGGGAACTGTCTACGTAGACTCTCTGCAAATTGAGAGGAAGCTTACAGGCTCTTCTACACCGTCTCCATGGAGGGCTCCAAGCTACACAAGAATCGATGGAGGAATCATCAGAACTGGATCTATCCAGTCTACTGCTTCTGCAAACGGTCTTGGTGGACAGCCAGCTTGGTCAATTAATACCACTGGTGGAGCGCAGTTTGGTGATGCGACTGTTCGAGGAAGATTGGTTGTTGGAGATCCTTCTAATCCAAGTGCGGACGGTACGAACTCAAGAATTCTTTCTGCAAACTATGCAGCCGATACGGCTGGATGGATCATTAGAAATGATGGATCAGCAGAGTTCACCAATGCCAAGTTCAACTTCGGAACAACTGGTGGAAAAATCGTTATTCAGAATGGACAGCTTGCTGTTTATCAGGACCCAGGTGCAGAACTACTTGCTACGCTTGGTCCTAATGGAGGCTTCGGAGGAGGCTATGGATCAGGAGGTTTGATTGTCAACACAGTTTCAACGAGTCCTCTTCCTGGAACTAGTCCATTGACTCAGGTTACTAATGGATTGATTAATTTCTATGATGCAGGAGATCTTCCAGTAGATCCAGCCTACATCGGTGGTGGAAAGTACTATGACGCGACAAGCTCATTTATTCACATCGACGGAGGAACCCAGGAGAATACTCACTTTGCATCATCAATGGATATTGTTTCCGGAGATCCTGATGCTTATTCATATGGAACTGGTAGATTCATTTCTTTGAATACCAAGTCTGTTTCAATTAATCCTCAAGGAGTCAGAAACTTCGATCTTGGTAGAGGAAGTCAGGGTTATGTTATTCGTACGACCAACACAGGAACAACGGTCGCTGAGATTGTGGTTGTAACTACTCCAACAATTGATTTTGAGCCAGGAAGAGTATACAGACTAACTTATCACTTCCAGGGACAAAGCAGTGTTGCAGATGATCAGATTGGATTTAGAATCAGAGTTGCAAGTACAGCCGGTAACAGCCTGTACGACAGTCTAAGAACAATCAAGACCCCAGCAGCCACTGCAATTGTTAATGGAGAAGCTTCTCAGATTGTTACCAATACTGGAGGTTCAACAGTAAGCACTACCATTGTTGGAACGATTTACAGATCTTCTGGAACTGGAAATGTCAACGGATTTGCTAATGCTGCAAACCCTGTTTGGCTTCTTGTAGAAGACATCGGTCTTGTTGATGACTTCCCATCTGTAAAGGCTCTATAAGACATAACGCTCCCTCTTCGGAGGGAGCGTTATCCGTTTGACAAGACCAGACATTGCAGGTAGTCTACTATTACACTAGAGAAAAGAAAGAGAAAAATGATTACTGATAAGAATGAATTGAAGATTCTAGGATTCACTCAAAGAATTGGAGAAATTGCTTCCAATTACGAAGCTAGAATTATAGACCTGAGAGCTGATCTAACAATTGAGATCCAGAGACTGGAAAAGGAAAACAAGTCTCTCAAGGAAGAAGTGGATCGTCTCAAGGAGACTCTTGGGGGAAATGATGTGGCCGTTTCGAAGGAAGGCTGAGGCAAAGGTTCCTGTAAAGTTTCATGTTGACTATCCAACAGGAACCTGTGTACAGTCAGAAAAGGGTATCTTCTTCATCAAAGGCAAGTATCGATTCAGAATAACTTCAACAAGAATCCTTGAGAGCTGGTCTTTTCCATTTATTGTGCCTAGCACAGAAGATGCTCTACAAGCCTACCAGATTGGCGGGAAGCTAGGATTTAGGCAGGGCACTTTGATTAAGGACATGCTAAATGGTAATATGTATTTAATCTCAGGAAATGCCCGGCGCCAGATAGTCTCCCCAGACTTCTTTGATGTCGCCTTGTTTCCTAGAGATAAAATAATTGAAGTGTCTCATGTAGAAGCTTCGATGCACAAGGAAGGAGAGAAGATAATTTGGCAACCACACCCTACAAGCCTACAAGTTGGTCAGTAGGAGAACCTGTTTCCCGAGATAAGCTAAACCAAATGACAACCAATGATCAGTGGATCTTTGAGAATCAGCCTAATGCATTTTATAATGCTCATGGAATCAAGAAGACTTCTGCGATTAAGATCATGGCTGGCTATGTTTGGATTGGAGCAGGAAAGTCTCGACACTATGAGAAGGCTGTATACTTTGGAAACTACTTCTCTGTAGGATGTAGACCAGTCATTACGACTGGACAGGTCATCCAGAAGCAGTCTAGAATTCATTGTGTCATCAGAGGACTTCCTGGTTCATATTGGCCTGACCACAGAGGATTTACTGCTGTAGTCGATGCAGACGAACTTGTTCAAAAGAGCAATTATTTCCATTACGGAGTTTGGGTTCAATTCATTGCTGTTGGATATTGATGTACAGCCCAATTAAGGATTGGGCCGGTAGAGAAAGAGTCCTTTCTAAGGATGGGTACTACATTGTAAAAGTACCAGAGCATCCGAAGTCTTTCGATGGGTGGTACTATGAACACCGCCTTGTCGTTGAGGCAGATATAGGAAGACTATTGAAACATAGTGAGACCGTGCATCACATCGGAATCAAGACAGACAACTCAAAGAAAAATCTGTTTCTGTGTTCATGGAAAGAACATGAACGTCTGAACAGACATGAGAACTTGACACGACGATGACGATCATGTAGCGTTGTTTCAAACAACGAAAGGAACAACTATGGCCGATATGACATGGCTGTTTGCAAGTGATATTCATTTCCCTAATCATGACAAGCGAATGCTTGATCTATGGTTCAAGGTGATGGACTATCTAAAACCAGGAGCCATTGATCTACTTGGCGATATTGATGATGCAGATGGTACAGGAAGATGGGCAGAAGGCACAACGCGTGAAGGATTTTCAAAGTATGATCCTGGTGTTGTTCTGACTGGACAGCTTCTTTCTGATATCCATGCAAAGCGACCTAAAGCGGATAAGCGCTTCTTTGATGGAAATCATGGATGGCATCGTCATGTGAAGTGGTTGGACAAAAATAACCCGCAATCCCTCGTAGATGGAATATATACTCCTGAAAGTATTTACGGGGTTGCAGCAAACGGTTTCGTCTGGCACAATTATCTAGAGCGTCCGACGAAAAGATATGGTGATATTTATTGTCACCATGGCGTAAGCATCTCACAGTATTCTGCTGAGTCAGTACGCAACGATATAAAGAAGTTCGAAGTATCTCTTGTCAGAGGTCATTCTCATCGACAAGGATACTACGCGCATACCGCTCCTATCGAAGATCGAACAGTACGAGGCTGGGAAATCGGACACATGTGTGTACCAACTGGCCAGGACTATGATCTTTCACCAGACTGGCAAGCAGGCTTTGCATATGGTGTAGTATCTGGCGATGAAGTGTTCATCGATCTTGTCCCTGTGATAAACTATCGATGCAATATCGGAACGAAGGTCATCGAAGGATGATAAAACCTCCCTGCTATAATGGAAAAAATAGTAAGGGAGGTTTTGCTTTTGATGACTAAGAAGTTTTGGACAGACGTATTCGAGCGTGCTGTAAAGACGTTCTTCCAAACGGCAGGTGGTAGCCTTGTTGTGTTCACTGGTCTACTTGATGTAGATTGGAAGGGATCACTTTCGGCTGCTGGCCTAGCTGCTTTGCTTTCTGTCTGCACTTCTGTTGGTTCATCTAAGAAGGGCGATAAAGAATCCGCCTCTCTCGTTTGAACAACAAAGGAACGATATGCATCACATTAAATGCGGAGGAAGGATCTTCGTTGATCGAGTTTACTCCGAAAAGAATCACCTAGAGCTTTCGTGCATTACGTGCGGGCAAGACTGGGTGCTGAATAAGCAAACAAGCAAGTTGGCGCAGATTCTCATAGATATGGAGAAGCGTCACTCGGCACAGTTTGCCCGGTGATTTGCAGGATGCTATACTGCAAGTAGCACACGCCCCCTGACGTGACTGTCAGGGGGTATTATTTATTGGAGAAGAATGAAGAAGAAAAAGTCTTGGAAGTGGAAGAACAGACCCGCTGACAACTACTTCTTCATCAATGGCGTTGCACATAAAAGGCTCCAGGTAAACAGATCAACTGACATGTTGACAGCATGGAACTACGATGATAGAAAAGTAGTTTCGTACATCTGGTCGATCACAAAGAGAAACATGGAAAAGGTTTTTCTATCGGGTCAGGTGGAAGATATGTTTGGTCTGACTAGACAAACCATTTTGAGCTATATTAAGAATGGTTTGATCCCTGCCCCATATCGAACACAAAATATTCGGAACCCGGAAAAGAAAGGTTCTGGATCTGTTTATCTCTGGAGAGAGCCAGACATTCTAGGTCTGCACGACGCCTTGATTGCTAGAGGTGGTCCAGGACGACCTAGACAAGATGGCACGCCATCTGCACACAATAACCTCCCCAGCAAGGCAGAAATTCTTGCCATGATGAGGAATGAAGTAGTTCTTTATACGCAAACAAAAGACGGTGAATTCAAACCCGTTTGGCAAGCACACGATTGGTAGAACATGGCTCAAGCTAAATATATCCCGATTGGGGATACGATTGATCTTTCAGTAGCATTTATTCAGGCCGCCTCGGCGCTTGATGTGGCAGCCAAGCTTGCCACTGAAAATAGAGATCAAGAGACAATGCTCAGTATCGCTCTAGGTTGGCTTGAACTTGGTCGTCGCCTAGGCTATGCTAACGAAGAGGAGTCAGAGACTCCGGAAAAGTCTAAAGACTTTGGATTTTCCCTGAATAGTCATACTGAAACTACAGAAGAACTAGAACCCGAGGAGGAAGCAGAAGATGAAGATTAGTGGATCACTAGGGCACACAGCGAACATTGGTGATTTTCAGAACGTTCGAGCTGATGCAGGTATTACCGATTTCGAAGTAAAGCCCGGACAGACGGTTGAAGAAGCGTTCGAAGAGATGTACGGTATCATTGGCGTTGAACTGCTCAAGCAGCTCAAGAAGCTAGTAGATAATCTGGGAGGCTAAATTGGCAAAGCCGAATCGTCAGCAGGCACATGCTCTTATTGGAATCTACAAGAAGGAGTTTGAGGCCAAATACGGACATAAGCCTATTATTAATACGTATACCCTAGTATTCGGTTTCCTTGATGCCATTGGCGATCTCGGTTACGAAGATGCTAAGAGGGCTCTTGCGTATTACTTTACCTGTGAAAATCCAGGACACACAGTTCAAAATTTCTTGAACAAGTACACTGACCTCCATAAGATGCGTCTTGAGGTTGAGCAGGATCGTATCAAGCGTGAAGCTATGATGCGAGAGACGGCAGAACGAGTGAAGCGAATGGAGGAGAGGAATTTTGGCAACAACTCAGGAACTTCTGATTAATGCTATTTGTCGGACAAAGCAGGTGGCCCCGCTTCTTGCTGACAATGTAGATGAGATGATCGGTCCCTACATTGACATCTGGAATGAGA